CCAATAAGCCCAGATTATGTTACGCCAGTTTTGGCAGATGGGCAACTATTTTACAAAATTTCAGCCAAAGGATACCCGAGCGTAATACCCGCTACGGATATGCTGCATTTTAAAGGGCTTTGTTTAGATAATCCGTTAATCGGAGTCTCTCCAATTACCTTACACGCTGAAACTTTAGGTATTGATTTAGCCGCTATCTCTGGGAATGCTGGAGTATATAAAAACGGGGTGCTTAAGTTTCTTCTAACTTCTGAACAACAAATAAAGCCAGAACAAGCGGCACCCCTAAAGCAGTCGTTAGATGACGTTATAGACGGCGCTAGCCGCTCTACTGTGTTGCCTAATGGTATTAAAATGGAGCGTTTGAGTTTGAGCCCAGATGAGGCCAAATATCTTGAAACGCGCAAGTTTGACGCTGAGGAAATTGCCCGTATTTTTGGCGTTCCTGCTTCAATGATTGGAGCTAAAGACGGGATTAAGTCCTCTGTTGAGCAAGAATATCAGGATTTTTACGCTCGTACTCTAATGTCTTACGCAATTAACATAGAGCAGGAGTTAGCGCGTAAATTGCTCACTGAAGCAGACAAAGCGAGCCACTATTTTAAATTCAACTTTAACTCATTGCTTCGCGCTTCTGCAAATGACAGAGCAGACTACTATAACAAGGGTATCCGCGGCGGGTGGTTGAACAGAAACGAGGCGCGCGATTTAGAGGACGCTAACCCGTTCACTGGAGGCGATGAGTACCTTATCGAGTCTAACCTTATCCCTGCTTCTAAAATAGATGCTTATATGGACGCTAAAATTGAGCAACTTATGAGCACCGCCGATAAAAACAATAACCCCACTGGAACTAATAACCAAACTGTAAACTAATGACACCAGAAAGACGCGCCTTTATTGGCACCATTGAAGCCAGAGCAGAAGGCGATAATATGCCTACTGAAATTACTGGCGTTGCTGCTATTATTAATAGCGTAACTGATTTGGGATTTGCTGAAGAGGTAATTTTGGACGGCGCTTTTGATGGCGCGCTAGAAGATGATGTAAGAGTATTGGGGAACCACGATCCTAATATCGTACTGGGCCGCACAAAGGCTGGAACTGCTAAGATATTTGTTAAGGCAGACGGGGCTTTAGGTTATACTTTTACTCCAGACTATCAAAATCCAACGCACGTAAGCTGGGTGCGTTCAATTATGCGCGGCGATGTTAGCCAGTCTAGCTTTGCTTTTACAATTGCAGAGGGTGGCAGCCGTTGGGTTGAGTCTGCAAAATACGGCCCAATGGGTAAGCGTGAAATTACACAAATTAAAAACCTTTACGACGTGAGCCCTGTTACTTATCCTGCTTATTCAGATACAAGCGTAAGCGCAAGGGATCTAGAGACGGCAAAATATGAGCGCGAGTTAATTGCAGCAGAAGAGAGTAAAGCCTCTGCCGATGTAATTGCTTTAGCGCTTGCTAGATATAAAAACTATTAAAAAAACCAAAAAAAATGAATAAAATTAAAGCATTAAAAGAAGAGCGTGGACGTTTGCTAGGCGAATTGTCTACCTTGCAAGGCACTTTGGAAAAAGAAAGCCGTTCTATGGCGGACACTGAAAAAACCCGCTTAACTGAAATTGAAGCTCGTTTGAGCGCTATTAAAGACGAAGTAGAAACTTTGGAGCGTTTGCAAAACTTGGCTGCTCAGGCTGCTGGGAGTTCTGCTAGCAAAAGCGAAGAAGTTGAAAAAGGTAAAATGGCTGACGCTTACAGCTTCCGTAAGGCTATGCAAATGGCTACTAGCGGACGTAAAGAAGGCGTAGAAGGCGAAATGTCTGCTGTTGCTGCTGCTGAGTTTCAGCGTAGCGGTGTAAGCGTTGCTGCTCACTCTTTGCTTATCCCTTCTGAAGTGTTCACTCGTTCTATGACTGCAACAGGTGGAACTTCTGGCTCTGAAGGTGGTGTAAACATCCAAACTTCAGTAGGTGGAATTATCGACGTTTTGATGCCTAAAATGGTATTGAATGGCTTGGGCGTTCAAAAATTGAGCGGATTGGTAGGTAACTTGGATATGCCAAACGCAAGCACTTTGCCTGCTGCTGGATGGAATACTGAAAACGGTACTGCTACTGAAAAGAGCCCTGCTTTTGGTAAAGTTACTTTCTCTCCTAAGCGTTTGGCTGCTTTTATCGCAGTTTCTAACCAGTTGATGCTTCAATCTTCTAACTCTATCGATACTTATGTACGTGAGTTTTTGTTGAACGCAATGGCTTTGGAATTGGAAAAGGCTGCTATTAAAGGCGGTGGATCTAATGAGCCAGTAGGGATTTTGGGTAACTCTAGCATTAATATTGCTTACGCTGGAAATGCTGCTTCTAACTCTACTAACGCTAACGGCGCTGCTGCTGTTTGGGCTGACGTAGTAAACTTGGACAAGCTGGTAGACGTTGCGAACGCTCAAGGTAACGCTTACATTACTAACCCTAAAGTTAAAGCTGCTTTGCAGTTGACTCCTAGGCAGTCTTCAGGTGTTGAGGGTAACTTCGTGCTTCCTTCTGCCACCAACGAATTGAACGGATATCCTTTCAATTGGTCTACTACTGTACCTAGCAACTTATCTAAAGGTTCTAGCTCTACTTTGTCTGCGTTGATTTACGGAGACTTTACAAAGATGGCTATTGCTTCTTGGGGTGGTATGGAATTGACTGTCGATCCATATAGCGGTGCTAAAGGTGGATTAACTAACGTAATCCTTAACTCTTATTTGGACGTAAATTTGTTGCAGCCGACTGCGTTCGCTGCTATCAAAGATATCGTAGCCTAATAACTTGCCCGCTTGGGGGCTCTAAAGTTCCAAGTGCTGTGGGGGGTCTTGACTGTACCCCCCTCGGGCCAGATGTTAGTAAAATTTATTGATAATCCGACAGGACGCTTTAACCTCGCCTATAATATTGGCGACGTGGTAGAGATTGAAGACAAACAGGCTGCGCTCTTAATCGAGGGCCTTATGGCTGTTGAGGTAGAAGTTGAGCAACCCAAGAGCGTTAAGACTAGCAAAAAAAAGCCAGTTAATCCAGAGACTGAATTAGACGCAGAATAATGTTTAGGGCACGCCGTTACATATCCTACGCAAACGCTGCAACCGACTATATAACACTGGCCGAGGCTAAGCAGCACCTTCGCGTAAACACTAGCACAGACGACTCTTATATAACGGGCTTAATTGCTATGGCGGTTGAGTCTTGCTCTTCTTATTTGGGTTTCTCTGTGAGAAAGGCGACGGCTCGCTATGGCTTCGACGGCTTTACAGGGCAGCCTGCGCTCGTTAATCCCGTAAATGGCCTAAATATACCTTCGGGCAATTATCTGCGCGTAAATAGCCGCGTATTGAGTGTAGAGGAGGTTTACTATACTAATGCAAACCAAACGCTTACAGCTTTTGGGGCGAGCGACTGGATAGATACGGCTAACTCTAATTTACTAGCGACTTACTCGCGTAATATTTTTATCAATACGGCGCCCGTTTCTGTAACGGATGACTTAATAAAATACCAAGTTGAAGTAATAGAGGGATTTAATACAGTGGGCACTACTTCAGTAGACCCCGACACTATTTTCCCAATGTCAATTAAGCACGCTGCTTTGCTTTTGGTTGGGCAGTATTACGATAACAGGATGGCGGTTACAATTGGCGTTTCTAATACTCCGCTAAACTTTGGGTATACTTACTTATTAGACCCTTATAAAATTTCGATAACGATATGAACGCGGGCCTAATGGACGAACTAGTGAGCGTCCAAAACTACACGGAAACAATAGACACCAACACGGGCGAAAAAATCCCAAGTTGGAGCGAATATGCGACCGCGTGGGCCAGAGTTCAAGAGCAGGAAACTGGAAGCGAACAGGTAAACGCCGACAGAAACGAAAATAAGCAAATTGTTACTTTTACTTGCCGTTATAATGCCAGTTTCAGCGTTACCGATAGAATAGTATGGAGAGGTAACAAATACAACATTATAGCAGTTAGCCAAGTAGAGCGCCGAATGTATAGTAAATTGCATACGCAAATAACTTATTATAATGACTAAATTTAGTGCTCAGTTGGCAAATGCGGTTAAAGGTATAAAATCCTTAGGCCTAAGTCCGCAAATAGTGGGCGGAGTCATTGAGCGCAACGCAGAGCAATTTATTACTATTGCAAAACAGAACATACAGGACGACACGGGAAACCTTAGCCGTTCTATTGGCTTTATTGAAAAAAACGCTAAATATAAATTTAGTGCAGTGCGATTGATTGGGGCGCGAGTTTATGGAGGTTTTAGAGGATACCACGCTTATATATATGAGCACGGAACCGAAGATAGAGAAACAAAGACTGGCGCTAAGCGTGGCAA